CATGAAGTTAATATCGGAAGAAATTCAAGACGCAGAATATTTGGTTGAAGAAACCAATGGTAAAAAGAACTACAAGATTCGTGGTGTCTTTCTACAGTCAGATATCAAAAATAGAAATGGAAGAATTTATGAAAATGATATCTTATCAAAAGAGGTAGATAGATACTCAAAAGAATTCATTGATAAAAAGAGAGCATTCGGTGAACTAGGCCATCCAGATGGTCCTACAGTAAATTTAGAGAGAGTGTCACATATGATTACATCTCTAAAAGCAGAAGGCAAAAATTTTATTGGTGAAGCTAAAATCATGGACACACCATACGGTAAGATTGTAAAAGGTCTTATTGATGAAGGCGCTCAATTAGGAGTATCTTCAAGAGGTATGGGTTCCTTGGTTACCAAAGGTGGTGCTAACTATGTTGGAAAAGATTTCTACTTAGCTACTGCTGCCGACATTGTTGCAGACCCCTCAGCTCCAGACGCTTTCGTTGAAGGTATTATGGAAAGTAAAGAGTGGGTATGGGATAATGGTGTTATTAAAGCAAAAGATATTGAAGAGTATAGAGAGTATATTCAGAGAGCAAAATCAATCAAATTAGCAGAAGCTAAGGCGAATGTGTTTAAAAACTTTCTTGAAAAACTTTAATCTTATAAATATCTATTAATAAGAGAAAAATAACTAGTTATTTTTAAAAAGGAGATTTCTCAAATGGCCGATACAGAAAAAAAGTTAGAGGCGTTAGAGCAAGAAGCAGTTGCTGAGGCGAATGCCCAAGCGGATGCTCCTAAGAAAAATGCTGTAGCGGCTGAGCCGAACCATCTGAAAAATGATGCGGAAGATTTAGGCGCAGCTGTAGTTAAACCAACTGACAGCAATCCTGACGCAACTAAAAAAGTAAAACAAGTTTCTGGCGATGCCCAACAAAAATCACAAGGTAGTGCTGACCCAATGCCAAAATTATCAGGTCACAATACTAAGTTAGAGGGTGCAGAAGCTGAAGAAGGTTCGGAAGAAATCAAAGAAGGCGAAATGCCTAAAGCTGCTTTAGACGCATTGAAAAAACATAAAGAAAAATCTGAAGACAAAGACGCTGAAGATAAGAAAGATGTTAAAGATGTGAAAGAAGAAGATATGCCAAAAGATGATGAAAAGAAAACAGTTAAAGCTGGTTACATGAAATCATCTTACAAGATGAAAAAAGAAGAAGTTGATGAGCATATGGACGCTTTAGTCGCTGGACAAGATGACTTATCCGAAGAATTTAAAACTAAAGCTGCAACTGTTTTTGAATCAGCAGTAAACTCTAAAGTAAAAGAGATTGCTGAACAAATGGAAGCAGATGTTCAAACTAATTACGAGCAAGACATTGCAGAAGCAAAAGAAGCCCTAACTGAAAAAGTTGACAGTTACCTATCATATGTCGTTGAAGAGTGGATGAAAGAAAACGAAATCGCTCTTGAAAGAGGTATCAAAGGTGAAATCGCTGAAGACTTTATCACAGGTCTTAAAAAACTTTTTGCTGAGCATTACATTGATGTTCCAGATGAAAGATACAATGTGCTTGAAGACCAAGCAGCTAAAATTGAATCTTTAGAAAAGAAACTCAATGAGCAAATTGAAAAGAATGTAGAGTTAAATAAAGAAAATGCAGTTAAGTCAAGAAAAGAAATCATGGCTGAAGTTGCTTCTGATTTAGCAGATACATCAAAAGAAAAGTTTGTTAAACTTGCTGAAGAAATTGAATGGTCTGACGCAGACTCTTTCAAGTCAAAATGTGAAACTATTAAAGAATCATACTTTGGTGTTAAGAAAGAAGAAGTGAAAGACGAATTACATGATGTGGCGGCTGGCGATGAAGCTTCTAACGAAGATTTATCGAAAGCTATGGCTGCTTACACTGCCGCTATAAGCAAAACAAAAGATATTAAGATATCTTAATGTTAAAACGGAAAAAGGGAGAAAATTAAAATGTACTTATCCGAAACACACGAAAAAAAATGGCAGCCTGTGTTAGAGCATCCTGATTTACCAGAAATCAAGGACTCTTACAGACGAGCCGTTACATCAGTTATCTTGGAAAACCAAGAAAGAGCTGCTAAGGAAGACCAAGCCTTCTTGAGCGAAGCTGCGCCTACAAACGCAACTGGTTCATCTATTGCTAATTGGGATCCAATCCTAATTTCATTAGTAAGAAGAGCTATGCCTAACCTTATCGCTTACGATATTGCTGGTGTTCAACCAATGACTGGTCCAACTGGACTAATCTTTGCAATGAGAAGTAGATACACTAATCAAACTGGTAACGAAGCTATGTTTGACGAAGCTGATACAGACTTCTCTGGAAGAAACGCCGCTGGTTCATCTGTTGATGGTTATTCATCTACAGCTAACTCAGGCACAAACCCAGGTGCTCTAAACGACTCACCAACTCCAGGAACATACACAACTGGTACAGCAATGACTACAGCAGCTGCTGAAGCATTAGGTGACGCAGACGGAAACGCTTTCGCTGAAATGGCATTCTCAATCGAGAAATCGACTGTTACTGCTAAATCAAGAGCGTTAAAAGCAGAGTACACAATGGAACTTGCTCAAGACTTAAAAGCAATCCATGGTTTAGACGCTGAAACTGAACTTGCAAACATTCTATCTGCTGAAATCCTTGCGGAAATCAACAGAGAAGTTGTAAGAACAGTTTACACAAACGCAGAGAAAGGTGCTGCTACAAACACAACTACAGCAGGTATCTTTGATTTAGATACAGACTCAAACGGAAGATGGTCTGTTGAAAGATTCAAAGGACTTATGTTCCAACTTGAAAGAGATGCGAACAGAATTGCACAAAGAACAAGAAGAGGAAAAGGTAA